CTAATGCTTTGTTTTATCATTCTCTGTATGTTAAACCAAATTGGAAATTCACAAGAGTATCTAAAATAGGAAATCATATATTTTATGCCGAACTTCATAATTAAAGAATTTGGTCCTGTGTCCATAGTTCTATCAAGAGTTGAAAAGAGAGATCCACCAGTTCAAGGACTATCACCGACTGAATCACAAAGTATTTTTATGGATAAAGAAGAAATTGCAAGTTTGATTGAGGTTCTAAAAGAATATGCCGACAAGAGATGAAATAAAAGAATTTAGTTTGATGGTTGAAAAGAAATCAAATGAAATGAGAATGGGTCTGATGGATTACATCTGTCTATATTGTAAAGAAAGTGGGTTAGAAGTAGAAGTTGCTGCCACACTAATATCATCAGCACTCAAGGCTAAAATTCGTGATGAAGCTCAGTCACTCAATTTAATTAAAAAGGACAATAAGTTACCAATATGACAGATAATACAGGCTTCGTTTCTTTTGCCATGTATAATGCATTGAAGTTACATTTTACTTCCGATTCTTATGATTACTTTAAATACAATGGCAAGACGAATGTAACCAAACAAAGTTTTGAAGTGCGTAGAGATAAATACCACTTTTATAAGTTATCTCGTAAGTATTCGGTAGATGAATTGAGAAACTTCTATATTGCCAATTTTGTATATGGTGAATCCACTTGGATTGGTAATCTATTGACATCCGAAGCGGAAGATACATATAAAAAGTGGCAAAAGATTGACCAATCATTGACATATACATTTGGTAATGATATAATGTATGTACTGGACAAGGTTGATAACCCAGATGAACTACTTGTGGTAAATTCAAATCAGTTCCCGAAATTGTTACAATATATGATGAGTGGTAGTATTACATACGAAACAATCATTATAATGAATTCAATTATGAATTTTTTACCTATGTGGAAAAAAGAAATTTATGATGACATTGTATGGCCAAATGAATTGTTATTGATTGAAAAATATACGCCATTTGTTACATTCGATAAAAGTAAGTTTAAGACAATATTAAAAGAAAAACTGGAAGAATATGTGGAAGCCTAAGATAGAATGTATATACTTGGACATGGACGGTGTAATTGCCGACTTTGTTAAACGATACAAAGAAATGTACCATATGCATCCTGATGAAGCAGAAGGTAAAAAGAAATTCAATGGTTTCTTTGATGAGTTTATCAAAACAGGGCAATTTGCAACATTGGATTTAATGCCTGGGGCTATGATGGGTATTGAATTTCTGAGAAAACTTAATGTGCCAACTCAGATTCTTTCATCAACAGCAAACCAAGAAAGATATGATGCCATTTCCAAACAAAAGTCTATTTGGTTACAAACTCATGGCATCACTTTTTATCCATTATTTGTACCTGGAAAACGATACAAGTACAGATATGCGAAAAATACCACTATAATTATTGATGACACACAAAGTGTTATTGATGATTGGAGGAAAGCAGGTGGTATTGCAATTTGGCACCACACATGGGAAGAAACAATTCTTCAATTAAAATTATATGTCTAATTTTTTTATTTTCCACCCATGATCTTTTTTTGAAGCGCCAGATAACATATTTTTAAACATACTCAGTTTTAAATTATTTTCTTTACAATAATTAGTTAAACCTTTTATTATAAAAATATCACCATTTAGGTTTGTAATTTCATAACTTTTTTCATATTTTGATCTAAAATTTTTATCATTAAATCTTTCTTTTGATTTCAACCCAACTAAATTTAAATATTCTTTTGTGTTATAAACAGAATTTGGATCCGATCTTAATTTTTTAATTTTTTCTGATTGTTTTTTTCTATCTATTTTATGAAATTTTGAATTATGATCTTTCCATTTATTCGATAAACATTTTGATTGTTTATTTTTATAATCAGATGTATTGTATGAGGAATTAGGATCTTTTCTGAGTGACTTCATTAATAGACTAAGGTTATTTTTTGTTTCTTCTGTGTGTTTTAAACCATAAAAAGAATTTAATTCACCAAAACAATTATCTGAAATGGGTATTAATTCTTCATTTAATAACAATGAGGGCTTGTATTCCACATGAAATATTTCAGCCATTTTTTGGCAAAATATATCATATTCTTTTTGTGATTGATAAATATTCATGCTGGCATTCCTATAAAATGTTAGAGTATGTGCAGACTGCAATCTGGCGACATACATTTATTTATACCAATAAATATATTGACATATCAAATATGGTATGTTATAATAGAAGTTGATTATGAGTAGTTTGTGGACAATCCGTTATATTCCGTTAATAAATTTTATACGAGGTAATTAAAATGAGTTTTTCAAATTTAAAGCGTCAAAGTGGTAACTTGGATAAATTGACTAAAGCAATTGAGTCAATGAATTCTTCTTCTGAAGGTGGTGCTTCAGATAGAGATAATTTTTGGAAGTGTGAGACTGACAAAGTTGGTAATGGGTATGCAGAAATTCGTTTTCTACCCGCACCAGAAGTTGATGGTGATGATTCTCTGCCTTGGGTTAAACTGTTCTCTCACGGATTTCAAGGTCCAGGTGGTTGGTTAATTGATAACTGTCTCACAACCAACAACAAACAATGTCCAGTTTGTGAGTACAATTCTACATTATGGAATTCTGGCATTGAAGCCAACAAAGATGTTGTTCGTAAGCAAAAGCGTAAGTTGAATTATATCGCTAATGTATACATCGTATCTGATCCAAAACATCCAGAGAATGAAGGTCAAGTTAAACTGTTCAAGTTTGGTAAGAAAATCTTTGATAAGATTACCGAAGCAATGAATCCTGCTTTTGAAGATGAAACACCAATCAACCCATTTGATATGTGGGCAGGTGCTAACTTCAAACTGAAGATTCGTAAAGTTGATGGTTATCAGAACTATGACAAGTCTGAATTTACTTCACAAGCAGCATTATCTGACGATGATGCCAAGTTGGAGAAAATCTGGAAACAAGGTCATTCGTTGAAAGCATTGACTGCTGACAAAGAATTTAAATCGTATGATGAACTGAAAGGTCGTCTGGATAAAGTTCTTGGTCTGAATGGTGAAGCACCACGCACTACAGTTGAACAGGCTAAGGCATCTGCACCTGCTGCACGACCAGTTGCTGAAGATTCACCAATGCCTTCTTTGTCTGAAGATGATGATGATCTGAGTTACTTCAGTAAGTTAGCTGAAGAAGATTAATAAATAAATGTAACAACACCCCCAAGCCTCTTAACAATGCTCAAATAGGGGGTTTTCTTTTATGGACGTCTTGTACTTTGAAATTGGACTTTACGCAATGTATTGTCATCGGTTCTAGTTGATACACTACTATCAAAACCAATACTACTTCCGCCCCCACCTGAACCAGATCCAACAACCTTACTATTATTAACAATGATCGGTTGCATAATTGAAGCAACCATTTGATTATCCATGTATTGATTGGTTGATGCTTGTGCTCTTTGTGACAATTGATTTGGTGTATCTATTGATGATACTGATTTTTTATCTGGAAGAAGTCCTCTATTTTTTACAATTTTCAACCAAGCATCTTTAACACTTTTAAGTTTTAAATCCTCAATGCTGACAGGATCCTGTCCCAAACTTTCCAGTTTTTCATTATATAAATTAAATGCTTCTTCTTCTTCTTTGTTTAATGGACTAACAAAATTGTCTGTACCAGATTTTTTTGGATCTGGTTGTAATATGCCTGATGCAACATTTGAATAATTTTGTTCTTGTGGTTTTTTAAAAGAACTAGACCATTCTCTCCCCTTCTGCATCAAATTTCTCATTCTTTCATCAATACTACTATTTGGCACGACTTCATCTAATTTATATGTTCCATCTGTCATTTTTGTTGCTGATGGTTTATTTTGTTCAGTTGGAATTGGAGCTCCTGCTGGGGTAACTGGTGTTGCATTTGTAAGTACTGGAGCGACAACTTTACTTTTATATTTTTTTAATGCTTCAGCTTCAAAACCAATTGTGGGATCAAGTAAATCTCCGTAACCAGACTCAACTAATAATTTTAAGTTATCTTCATCCCTCGGATTTATAAAAGATTTAAACATTGGATTGATATCTTTTAACTCAGCAAGAGTATCAATCCTTCTTTGCATTTTATTATCTTCTATTTTTTCTTCTTCTGTTGGTTCTCTATTTAATTTTTTATATAATTCATAAGATGCCCAAAGACCAGCTCCTATAAGTACAGCTATTAATGCTTCAGGACTGAATAAAGCACCAAGTAACCAACCGGCTGATCGTAATAATAAAGAGAAAATTGGTATAGATTTGATTATATCTAAAACAGTTTCACCTATTTTTTCTACTATTTTACTTACAGATTTTGCTATTCCCGTAATAATATTCATTATGGAACCCAACAATCCATCTTCTTGTTTTGATGTATCAATTTTTGTTGTAACAGCTTTTGTATTTTTATTACCTGTTATTGCAGCAATTAATTCATCATTCCACTTATCTTTTTCTTTTTCAATTTTCTCATGGAAATTTCTTTCCATTTCCATTCTTTTTATATCTTCTTCATGTGTTTTCTTCAAGAATATATAGATTTTTGCCAAAATATTCGCAACACCTTCACCTCTTTTTAACTTGAGTGTCTGTGATTCTGATACAGATGTATATTTTGCCGTATCAATATTACCTACTTTTCCAACACCAGCTGTGCTAACATTTTTGATGTTAGATTTATCTTTTTTAACATCAATAAGTTTTGTTACATTTTTTGCTATATCGGAGTTTATAGAACGACCAACACTTTTATCTTTGTTTAGATTTTCTTCAATTACATCTTTTATTTTTTTATTTGAAGTTTTTTTGGTTACTGGTTTTTCTTCAACAGGATTACCTAATTTTTTGGCCTCAGCTTTACTAGCAGCACGACCATAACCACCTTTTGTACCCAATACAAACCAATAACCTTTTCCTAAAAAGGCATTTTGATCCCATACAAAGATTTCGTCTTTAATTCTTTTTGTTATAGTTTTCATTTAATCTACTGCCAACATTAATGGTAAATCTAACGATAGTGGACTTTGCAATGTTTCTTGTTTACCGCCACCAGAATTTACAATAGTGGTACTGTTATCCATCACAATGACAACAGTTGACTGGGATTGTTTTTTCATATCCTTATTTAATGTGGATATGGATGAGACTTTTTCTCCTACAATTGGTTTTGATGTAGGAACGTCCGCAACTTTAGTGGTATCAGTATTTTTTAATTTATTTTCAATAAAAGAAATGTTTGACAATCTTTCTTGAGCACGAAATTCTGTATTGGCTGGTCGTTCAAATAAAAAAGTAAATGCTTTACTTGCCTCTTGTGGAGTGGCATAATCTTTTTTCAAATAATTTTTTCCATCTTGTTCAGACAATGCAAAATCTATTTGTCCTCTCCAATTTGTTTCCCAATTAGGAACTGCACTATCTAAAGCAAGGTATCTTTTTCCATTGTGTTGAAATAGTCCTCCAGTTGCGCCGTTATCACCAATAATTGCAGGTTTAAAAGCAGATTCGGCTTGTATATTTGTTAATATACCTATCGCTTGATTATGTGATAGATTTTTACTTTTAACTAGGTAATTATAAACTTCACTCGGTTGTATAGCAGGT